TTTTAGCTGAGAGATATCCATTGCCCCATAACGTTCTTTTAAGGTGTAATACGTGCTAGTTGAGATTCCGTAGTCTCTTGCTGTGGTTTCTATATCTGCTCCAGCCTCAACACGCTTAAGCAACTCTACGATTTTTGATTCACTTAATTTGCTCTTTTTCATATGCTCTCCTGTTTGAAAATGTTAACAGAAGATTCCAGTTATGAGTTGTCTCATTTTAAGGGAGGGTTACCCGCTTACCGCGCAATAAATCACCCTCACCACTTTTAAAATCAGGCTGAATAATATACTGGCCATTACCATCTTTCATTTTTAACAGCGAGCCATAGGTAGTATCGTGCATCAGGTAAGAGGCTTTGCGACGATAAGCGGCTTTGACCGAACTACGTAAATCTAAAATATCATCTAAAGTAATACTGGTCGGTGCGGCAGCAGTAACCCCCGTCGGTGCAACATTTAATAAGCCATTGGGTTTGCCGGTGCCGTCGCCGGTTAAAAAGGCTTTTTCTTGCGCTTCGCCAAAGCTGCGACCGAATGAATAGGCAATATGGGCGCGAATATTAATCGCACTGTCGGCCAGCAATTCATCCGATATTTTTAACATCCGTGATAACTTATAGGCTTTAATGGCTTTTTTCTTAAACGTATCATCCGTTGCGGTATGAGCCACAGTTTCACCGGTCCACGTCGCAGCTCCATAGCTGTCGGTCATGGGTAACTCAGTGGTTGAGCTGGTTTGAATAATACGGCAAATTTGCCGCATCACGGTCTGCTCTTCCAGAGCTTCGATTAACGTCGTTTGTAACTGGGTCGGGACTAAATAGCCGCCCTTATTATCCGTCCCTTCAACTTGCCCAGCACGAATATCAACGCCTGAATTTTGCCCACGCATATAGGCAAAAAAGTTTTTTTCATATTCTTCCGTCGCGAGTGGATTGATCGGTGTATTGTCAGTCGGTGGTTTTACGCTAGCGCGTAAAGGGTCAGAGTTTAATGCATTGAGCTCACGCTCTTGCGCTTCAACCTCTTCAGCTTTAGCAATACGGTTTTTAATGTTTAATTGCTGGGTATTTAAATCGTTATATTGCTCGTCTTCCTCATCGGTAAAACCACGGCTTTCGCTTTCTGCATGATCAAGTAAGGCACGCTGCTTATTAACGATTTCAGCGCGTTGCTGGGCAAGTTCATAAATATCAGGCATAAGTCTATTCCTCCTAGAATATTAAGAGCCTTAAGTAAATTTAAGTGTTAGAGAAAATTATAAAAGAGAGCGTTTGAGTGCGAGCTTATGCAATTGCAATGCTGTTATCGCGGTATTTTCAGGGCGTTTAATCAGCGCTTGCGGGGTGTTTTTATATTGATTAGGTTTAATACACGCGGCGATATTAACCGCCTCGGTGATTTCATCAATAAAGCCATATTCTTTTGCTTCTGCTGCAGTCAGCCAAGACGTTTCATACATCATATTTTTTATTATATCGGTGTCTAAGTTCGATTTTTGATGGTAAATGTTTACTATTTTTGCTTCATTTTTATCTAAAATCTCAATGATTTTACCGAGTTCTTCAGCATCACCCACCGCATAGGCCCAAGGGCGGTGTATCATATAAAAAGCATTATCGGCCATATGCACGGTTTCACCGGTAAGTGCAATAATGCTTGCCATAGAGGCCGCGAGGCTATCAATATGGGCGATAATTTTTGCCGGATGACGATGCAAGGCATTATAAATAGCAAAGCCATCGGTGACAGAACCACCGGGCGAATTAATTCTAAGATTAATTTGCTCTACATCAAGCGCCTGTAACTCCATTACAAAACTTTTCGCTTCAACACCGTAATCGCCGATGTAGTCGTAAATATACACATCCGCGCGCTTATTTGCTTGTGCTTTGATCTGATACCAGTTGTTCATTATGTTGCTCTTCATCCTCACCAATGGGGGTCATATTTAACGGTCGGTAATAACGGTCCCCGTCTTCTACCGGGTTCATATTCTCTAGTGCACGAATATCGTTTTGACTCATCACGCCAATACTAAACATGCGATTATAAAAAGAGGCGCGGGCGGCCGTATCTCCCCTTAATAAGCCCTCAATATTGAATTTTACAAAGTAGTTTTTGCGTTCATGGGCAAGCAATAAATCACGGCTGATGCTTTGTTCAATTTTCACCAGCCACGGCACCAGACTATGACGAACAAAGGCTAAATCTTGGTGCTCAATATTAGAAAAGGTCGCACGTTCTAAATCGGCAATCATATGCGGCGGCACGCGGAAAATTCCACAAATCTCATTACGTTGGTATTTACGTGTTTCTAAAAACTGACTGTCTTCGCTGCTCATCGTCAGCGTTTGCCATTTCAAGCCATTTTCTAAAACAGCAACCCCATTCGAATTTTTACCGCCGTGGGCTTTTTTCCAAGCTTCGGCTAAATTTTTACGGCCTTCTGTTTTTAGCGTGCCGTCGGTGGTTAAGATGCCGCTGGGGCGGGCACCATTGCCAAACAATGTTGCGCCATGTTCTTGGGTTGCCGCAGATAAGCCTAGGGATTCACGTTGTAAAGTAATTGGACTGCTGCCAATAATGCCATCACTGCCCATCGCATTGAGACGCCACACTTCATCATCACGTAGCTCATAACTTTGACCATTTAGAATCGTGCTATAGACAAGCTTTTTTGTTCCTTCATCTCGGCGGATGGTGGTGTTGTCAGTGGGTAATTGTATTAGCTCACGCACGCGCCCAGCTCTATCGCGAATAATCTGACAATAGGCATTACCGCGCAAGCATAAATGGCCTACCAGGTTCTCACGTAAATCAAAACTAGTGACTTCGCGATTCGGTAAATCATGCAAAATAGCATAGAGCGGGTGATCGGTAGCGAGTTCTTTACCGCCGTTTTTTTTATAGCGATAGACATGCAAAGGCAAGGCGGCAATGGATTCGGCTAACACACGAATACAGGCGTATACCGTTGCCAGACGCGGGGTGTATGCTTTGACCGCTGGCACTCATAGGGGGCGTGTCTAAAAGCTCATAGCCACCATATTCTGTACTGGGTTCAAGCTCAGTTGCTGCAGCAAACCAGCGTTTAAATAACTTCATAAGATGAGTAGTTCTCTCTCGTTATAAATCGAGTTGTGATCTTCCCCAGTAATTAATCGCCCGACCGCCATCGCCGTGGCGACCATGCCATCAATCTTCTCGGTAGACTTGCGCTTAGAAGGTTTCATATTGCCCGCATCATCTTCAACAACCACTAAATTAGAGGCCATCCAGTTCAACACGGGGTTATTGTTGTGATGGAGCTTTATCGAAATCACTAAGCGCTCAAGTTCTTTTAATGCCGGGGTCATGGACTTAAAGCCTTGGCGAAACTCCACCATATTCGCCCCTTCTTCAAGTAAATCATTGGCGAGCTGGGTGGCGTTCCACGGGTCATAAGTAATTTCTTTGACATCAAACTCTTTATTGAGCTGGTAAATATCATCCTTGATATAGTTGTAGTCGATCACATTGCCCTCAGTGAGGGTTAAATAGCCATCATCGGCCCAAGTTTGATACGGCACCGGCGACTGTTTGGCACGCGTTCTTACTGTTTCTTCAGGCAAATAAAAGCGGCAAAATAAACGCACTGAATCATCAGGCATTAAAAAAGCCGCGACTAAGGCGGCTATATCGTTGGTGCTGGCCAAATCCAGGCCAATATAACAGGGCCGTTTTTCCAGTGATTCGCGTTTAAAGGTGTATTGCCCGCAGGCTTTCCAACGCTCTAAATCTAACCAAGCGGTTTCGGCATTGGTCCAGATATTAAGGTGCTTACATAAAAAGCCATTGCGTTCGCCTTTCATTTGTTGGGCTTTTACGCACTGGCGTTGCATATCATCAAGCTTTTTACTGACGCCTAGATTAGGATTGGCTTTTAACCACACACGTTCATCTGTCCAATCGTCATCCTTATCCAGAGTGTAAATAATGCCAAAAAACGTATCATCCTCGATAATATTTTCTAGCACTTTAACGGCATAATCGCGCAAACTGTAGCAAATTCGCGTTTGATCAAAGCCTGCCGTCGTAATCGCATAAAGCAAAGGCTGGCGTCTGGAACCGGTGCCGGTTTCAAGTACGCGCCATAAGTCCCCAGTTTTATGGGCATGGAGCTCATCAACAATACTACTATGCACATTTAAGCCGTCTTGCGTTTGGCTATCACTGGATAACGGTTCAAATTTATTATTAGGTAAATCCTTAGGGTAATGCATATTGTTTTTATAAATGCCAATGCGACTGGCTAGCGATTTTGACGCTCTAACCATCTTCACCGCATCATCAAAAACGATTTTAGCTTGGTCGCGTTTTGTGGCGGCGGCATACACTTCAGCCCCCGGCTCTTCATCAGCACAGAATAAATATAATCCGGTGCCTGACAGCTTGGTACTCTTGCCATTTTTACGCGCGACTTCTTCGTAGACCGTGCGAAAGCGGCGCATGCCATCGACTTCACGCTTCCAACCAAACACGGTGGTAATAATAAACAGTTGCCAAGGTTCTAAGGTAATTTTCTTGCCATACCATTCACCTTTACTGTGCTTACAGTAGCTAAAGAACTTAACAACCTTACGCGCGGCTTCTTTATCAAAGTAAAAACCACGATCACCGGCATATTTTAAATCGTTTAAATGGCGCTGACAGGCTTTTTTTACATAGTCACAAGCAATCACCCGGCCGCTAAGCACATCGTCACAGTAGTGAAGGGCGGTTTTTATGGGGTCGCTTTTTATCATATTTAGTCCAGGATTTGATCTATCTCTGACTCAATGTTATTCGACACCTGAGCATTAAGCCGGCTAATAGCGGTCGGCGTTAAGCCTAATTCGCTTAATGAGGCTTTAACTTGTTTCCAGGCTTCATTACGTTGGGCGACTTCGGGGCGATTACGGTAACTAATATTTCCCTCTGTACTTAAATTTGTATAAGTTCGCCCTTGCTTATTAACAACCTCACATAAATCAATCCATTCAGCGTATGAAAATGCAAATAGCTCTAACGTTATCTGAAAAGATGCTGTTTTAATGTGCATCTGTTCTAAACAACTGGTAACCCTCCCTTAAAATGAGACAACTCATAACTGGAATCTTCTGTTAACATTTTCAAACAGGAGAGCATATGAAAAAGAGCAAATTAAGTGAATCAAAAATCGTAGAGTTGCTTAAGCGTGTTGAGGCTGGAGCAGATATAGAAACCACAGC